GTCGCGGCGACACCGGCGGTGCGAGGCCCAATGGTGTTCCCGTTGCAGGAGAACACGCCGTACGGCAGGTTCGCAACCGCCTCGGCGCCGATGCCGGGGACCGTAACGTACAGTGGCCTAGTCAGCGTACCACCAGGTACAGAGACGACGTGCCCATGCACCAACTGGTCGCTGCCCGCCAAGTGGGGCTCCACCGGGCCTGAGCTGGCTAGGTCGGGCGAGGGTACCTCCGGAAGGTAGGGCAGGGAGTCGCCCGCCATCGTCGTCCAAATGTACGGCGGGTAGCGCTCCGGACACTCGCCGCCGGCAGTGGTCGACCGCAGCTTCGTCAAGAAAGCAGAGCCATGCGCACTGGCCACATGTGGACGCGTAAGGCCGACGGATACGCAGAGTGCCCTCGAGTACTTGGAGTTGAAAGCCTCCTGGTACCGACTCTCCAAGTGACGAACTTGGGTCTGCAGGACAGCTGGCCCAAACGAGCCGTTGCCCAGGTCTGCCCATCCGGCTCCAATCATGTAAGTCGACTGGTTCCCCCCCGCAACCGCCGCACCCTGGTCGACATAGAGCGTCGTGCAGACGGCGATTTTCCGCAAGGCGAGTAAGATCCCATCCGCAGAGTTGCGTTCGTAGTGCAGCTGTGCCTCCGGGTGGCGGACCACGGCGTTGTTCTCGACAAAGTACAAGACCATCGGGTTGAGGGTCCCGAGCAGGAACTCCGACCGCGCCGAGTGCATGCCGAAGGCGTTGAACCCCTGGCGTGACTTCAGTAGCGCGAGAATCTCCTGCCCCGTTCGAGACAGCCCCGGGAGCACCTTTCCAACCCACTGAACGTCGCTCTCGTCCGCGTCCGTCCTGAACTGGGCAGGGTCCGGTCGCACCAGTAGCATCGAGCCGAACGCTGTCATCGCCGCCACCTCCGCGCCAGTGCCGCGCACCTGGTGGCACCAGTGCCGCCACACCGAGCTCGCCGTCGCCGGGACTGACGGTATGATCGTCGAGTTCGCCGGCCCGGCCAGTGCCAGGGCGTTCATGCGTGCCGCAAACTCGGCTGCCATCACGAGCATCCCCGGGACCAAGCCATCGTTGAAGCCCTGGCGCAACTGCGCCTGCCTCGCCCCCGAGAAGACCGACAGCTCGGGGCAAGTCACCTGGCCGTTGGAGCACGTGAAGGACACGCTCTTGATCTTCCACAGGATCGACGTCGTCAGGTCGACAAGTGCCACCCCGTCGCCGTGCTCCTTCGAGACCGTCTCCACGTACGCCGTCAACCCCCCCGCCTGCAAACGGAACGCTCCATTCTCCATCCGGTAGAAAATCGTGTCCGCGATGGCCTCCGTCCTCTCCCCCCGCAGGATGTCCACAGCCTGGGTGCGTGCCCGGATCGCCTCCGTCTGGGTGTACCGACGCTCCGGGACGATGGGGTTGCCGTCCGCATCCTCCTCCTCCCCTCCCTCCTCCACCTCGCGCATCAGCGCCTCGACCAGCGGCGTCTGCACCGTCTCCGTCGGGGCAGACAACTTGATGGCAGGTATCTCGCTGTTCCCCTCCACAATCAGTGAGTCGTCCTGAGCCTCGCCGACGTACGCTACAGGCACGGCTCCGATCGGGGACCCCATCACCAGCGACCGCGCCCAGTAGAAAAGCGCCGACTTCTCCTGGGTCCCGGCCCAAGGGCCCTGCGCCATCTGACACTCGAATGGGAACCGGTTGTACGTCCGCCACCCGCCCACTGTCGAGTAGTTCTGCACCACCTGCTCCGCCATGATGCCATCGATGTAGCGTTCCGACCGCAACTTCAACAGCGTCTCGCCGTCGTTGTACACTGAGGACGACCCC